GTTTCCCAGTCACGATCGGTACTTTCTGGTTTAATTAGGCCTTTTGGTCCGGTTGAATTTATTAAATTGTCCTTGAGATAGTGCGTTTCGGTGTAGATTTGCCTCTACAACTGTCTTGCAGCTTGGTGTCAATTTAGGCGTTTACGTAACAATTATGTATCCATTTTCAACTCTCACGTTTGTGGGTTATGCCCGCAAATATTATACCCTCTCTCATGGGGAGAAAGAACGCTACTGGCGATGCTTAGCCAGATCAAATAAGAGGCGAGTAATTGAAGTCGTCTCTAAAGGCCTTCAAGATGTGAAGGCATTTAACCATAAGCATTATCGACTCATGGTTAATGAGTTGCGCTTGTACCTGCATGTATTTGATGCGGGCACTCGTGCTGCTTTGTATAATAGTTATTTCCGCGCGGAAGAAAAGTTGAATAAACGATTGGCACGGAATTATGAATTTCAGGCTGGATTTACTGAGTCTCTTAAGAATTACATACCATCATTGCCTATCACCCATTCTATTGATAATAATACAAGCGAAGTAATTAGCAAGGTGGTAGACACACTCAATTCAGTAATGACAGGTGGAGTTCCACTCAATATAGGTATTAATAAAAGTGTTTATTCCAATTTTGTGCAGCTTATCGTTGCATTGACTTCAATGTGTGTAGCCACTACACATAGGGATAGATTCCTAATATTAATAACCTATCTTAGCGGATTTGTGGATGCTGGAATAATTGATAAAATGAAGCTATACGTGCAACCTCTCTTTAGATCAGCGAAATTAGGGGAGGTTGATGTAGCATCAATGTATTATAGTTCGAACAGTAGTGAAGTAGATTCGAATGATGATAGTTGCGATTTTGCGAATAATTATGTATTTCAGGCTGAAGGGGATTTTTGCCCAAAAGCTACTGAAACCTTAGTGCAAGCATTTATGTCATATTTTCGAAATTTATTCGATGCTAAGGATAAATTTGACATTTCTCTTGATAAGGCCCGCGTTGATCGTATCGCAGGGTTAAGCCGCATGGTTAATAGTGTTGCAACGTTAATTAGTTATGTGTATAAGTGTATTAAAATTGCGTTTAAGTATATATATGAAAAAATGACTGGTCGGAAGTGGTACAGTAGTAAATCATTAGAAATTATAAATGATGTTATGCCCAATTGGATAAATCGTGTCATGGTTCTTAAGGCAGTGCATGATAGTGAATCACTGCCGTTTACGTGTGCCAATGATTTGACTATGCAACGTATAGCAACACAGTTGTTTGATGAAGGAAATAAGCTGTACAAAATTCTTGCTTCGGATAATACGGAGGTCAAGCGCGTTGCTGACACTTTTAAGAGATTATTGGACCCTTTGTATGAAATAGCCACTACGAATTCAATCAATCATGTTAAGAGAGTGCGCCCATTTATGTTATACCTTGCTGGCGCACCAGGTGTTGGTAAATCAATGTTGACTGATTTCTTTACGGGCATCTATGGCATGCATCAACAGTTGATTGATAACGCTGACGAAGCTCATAAATTATTGTACGTGCGTCAAGCAAAAAATGAGCATTGGGATGGATATAGGGAACAGCCGGTGTGCCTTATAGATGATGTTTATCAGAGTCGTGAATCAACAGACAAAGAAGCAGAGTCAATGGATATAATTAATATGGGAAATAATGCACCTTACCCATTACTTATGGCAAAGTGTGAGGAAAAAGGAAAAGCTTTCTTTCGTTCACGTCTAATTATGTTGACATCAAATGAAGAAATACATAGGGACATTGGCATCATAGAACCTTTTGCAGTGTACCGCAGATTTAATATTTGCGCCACAGTTGAAAATACGGGGCCAGTAGCACCATTGGATCTTAAGAAATTGCAATTTACTGTGTGGAAGGTGACATCAATGTCTCGTGCAGGCAATGCGACAAGAGAACAGATCGGTGTATTTAATCTTGAAGAATTTATACAGTACTTTAAAAGTGCAATTGATGATCACGAACAAAAAGAGATTCTTATAATGAATAGGAATAAGCGATACTTGCAGGAATTTATTGACGGAACGCGTGAAGATAGTACTGAGTCTCAAGATGATAGTGAAGTGCCAAAGGTTGAAGAAGCGAATCGTACTTCTTGTACTAGCTACCATATACCTGGTGTAGTTCATAATCCCTTTTTGTGGGACTTGATTATGAATGGAAAACATGACGATGAACCAGCTGATCCTGAATGGTTGTCTGAAGTGGTTGCTGGGCTTCATGTGCAAAAGAAAGAACTTTTTGTTGTTCCTAGTGAACTACGTACACGTATTAGTGAAATGACTGCTAAGTTAGCGACAGGTGTAGCTACTACACTTGATGAATTTAGGAAAGATATTACCAGTGCTATAGACTCAAGTCCAGTTCTTAAGGCAATAGTTCTTTCAATGTCAGTCATGTCATTCTTCAAGGTTATAGATTTAATGAGTAGCCTTGTAGTGGGTAAAGATAGCAAGTTTCATCCTCACTTGTTTGAATCAGGTGAAGAAGAGTACCAAAAAGGTGAACGTAAGAATCGAGGAATGGGTATGAATAAGAAAGCTTATAAGGCAGCAGCTACTAAGGAAGCATTTAATAGATATATTAATACAGTACGTGGTCGTGAAGAGGGACTTAATAATGAGACCAAGTCAAGTGAAGCTTATCTAAGTTCAATGGAAAGTCTTGCTGGCAATTTAAAGCAGTCATGTGGATTTAATCCCATGTTTTGGACAAAAGTACCGACAAGTGCCGAGCTTGAACGTCGAGAATTTGATGCATTGTTACATAAAGCATCAGCTATGAAGGAAACACTTAATACTTTAGAACAGCGCATGGAAAAGTTAGCATCCAAGCATATTGCTGATGCGACGGGTAATGGAGCAGATGGAAAATTTGAATCAGAACATAATTTGGCACCTGTTGGTGAACAGACAGTTGAAGAGTTGAGTACAAGTGTTGTTCGCAAGATGGTACCTTGGTCTGTTGACGATTCAAGAAGAGCAAAATTAAATTCAGCCCGTAAGTGTCAGTTTGAGGGATGCGTAGACACTTGTGCGCAAGAGCTTATAAGAAATAAAGTGTCAAAAAATTGTTTCGAAATCACATTGATGCAATCTGAGGGCACATATAAAAATCAATGTTTGTTTTTGTTTGCGACAGCATTTGTAACGAATTACCACTTTTATGCGGCTATTCCTCGTGATGAGGTGGTTATGTTGCGCTTTGCTAGCGTTAGTCACTCAGAGGCCATTCCTAGTAGTGCAATTGAGTGGTGTAAAGTTGACGAAAACAATGATTTGGCTTATGGGCGTGTTAAAGTTAAAAGTGGATTTCCATCTCGCCCAGATATACGAAAGTTTCTGCTGACAAATGATGATTTGAAAAATGTTAATGCAATTACTTCAGGCACGCTTGTCAAGTACTGTCCTGGAATATCAGGACCTTATACAACGAATGCTACAGAGATAGTGCCACTTTCTAAGAAACAATGTATCCAGGTGGGTTCAATTGTAACATTGGTAAATGGTTTTCGGTATACAGCAAGCACACTTAGTGGTGATTGTGGTTCCGCATTAGTTATTAACTTGCCATCTTTACAATCACGCAGAGTTGCAGGAATTCATGCAGCAGGAAAGCCTGGTGCTAATGTAGGTGGAGCCACTTTATTAACATATGAAGGTGTGATTGAAGCATACCAAAACCATACAGATTTCATTTTGCAGTTTGATTATGAGTCATTGCCACATAAGCCTAATGATATTTTTCCATACGATTATTGCGATGATGATCACAATTACGAAATCATAGGAGATGTGCCGGATGAATTGCAAATTAGAGTTCCTACTAAACATTCATTAGTTAAAAGTCCTATATTTGAAGCCATAGCTTCTACAACAGTTGCACCATCATTATTGCGTAAAGTGGGAGATGTGAATCCTATGAAAAATGGTGTTTATAAATATTTTAAGGAGTTGGTAGGCTTTCCACAAGAAGTCTTAGATGAGATTCGTCATGATATGTTTTATGAGTTCACCGATAATGTTAAAAGCACCTATAATGAAGTACTGCCATATTCAGTTGTTATTAATGGAGTGATGGATGATCCATGGTTGCGACCCCTCAATTTCAAAAGTTCAGCAGGATGGCCATGGGTACACTTTACGCAGGGCATGCCTGGTAAAACAGCCTTCTTTGTATTTCAAGAGTATAGAGAGAATGGTCAACCCCTGTTTCGGATGAATGATGAGTTGGAGAAAGCTGTTATTGAGAGAGATATGCTAGCACAAGCTGGCATTAGTGCCCCCACTATCTTGTCAGATAATTTGAAACCCGAGAAGAGACCATTGGCAAAAGTTGAATCAGGTAAAACGCGTGTATTTGTAACTATGCCACTTGATTATAATATAGTATTTAGAAAATATTTTCTGGGTTTCACAGCACATATTATGGAAAATAATACAAAACTTGAGCCTGCGATAGGTATCAACCCACATTCAATTGATTGGCAAATGATGCTAGAAAGGTTTGAAGAGGTTGGAGACGCAGATAGTATAAGTTATGTTGCTGGAGACTTTGGAACTTATGACGGAAATATGCACGGCCAATTAATACAAGCAGTGGTGAAGTTAGTTAATGATTGGTATAATGATTCAAAACAAAATAAATTAGCACGTGAAACACTTATTAAAGATATATGGAGTCCTGTACATGTCAATGGTAAGACACTCTATAGAGTGTTTCATGGTAATCCTAGTGGGAATCCATTTACTGCAGTGATGAATAGCATCGTTAACACTTTTTATATGCGTTATTGTTTTATTACACTAGGAAAACCGTATGGTTATGGATTGTCTAGTTATCATATGTTTGTTCGTGCTAAGTCATATGGAGACGACAATCTACTTTCAGTGAACAATAAAGTGGCACATTTTTATAATCAAATTGAAATATCAAAACTATTAGCACTACATGGTGTGGAGTATACTTCTGCTTCAAAAGAGGAAGTTGAAACCCCATTTACGCATCGTGACCAAATAACTTTTCTTAAACGATCGTTTGCATGGCATTCAGATTTAGGGAGAGTTACTGCACCATTAGATTTTATTACAATATGTGAAATGACAAATTGGATACGTAATAAATTGCCACCTAAAGATGCTATGTTATTGAATGCACAGTGTGTATTGCGAGAGATGGTTTATTATGGTCCAGCTTTGTTTAAACAAATGAGAGATAGTTTGAGATATGCTTTGGCCAATGCTGATATTTCAACAGCAACACTGCCAACATACCTCGAACTTTTATTTAGCATGCGCACAACAGCCTAAAGACCAGTGGCGTGCACATGTATTTAGGAGAGTTTTTGAGCTCTAGCTAGGAAGCGAGCGCCTTAAAGGCTTGGTCGACCACTCCAAGTAATTGTCTATTTGCTTGGTTTTAATTGTAGACACTGAACTTAGTAATAAACAAGTTGATAATTTAATGAATGAAGCAACTGTTCAGCAGGAACAAGTAACCCAATTCGTTGATTCTACTCAAGATACGGTAGCAGTTGCTCCATCGATAACACCTAATGTTGACTATAATCCTTTTGGACATGAGACATTGTATTCGTTTTTGTCTCGACCTTATCCAATTGCTACTATAGAGTGGAGTCCAACTGATACTGTTGACACGACATTAGCAGCCCCTTATGCTTTTAGTTCTATAGTACCTGTACTTAGAGATAAATTGGCCAATTTTCAATATATGCGAGCAGGCGTTAGATTTACTTTAAGAATTAATGGCACGCGGTTTCATTATGGACGTCTTATTATGTTTTGGCAACCATTGGTCGGTTTTAATAATCGTGGAATTAATACAGGTGCTTTAGTTGATAATCAGGGGTTTGGGATTACAACAGGGAATTTAGTATCTCGGTCTACGTACCAATGTGTACTAGTTTCACCTAATGCAAATAATGTTGTAAATCTTGACTTGCCTTTTCACTATCCTGTAAATTGGTTCGATTTGGCCAATCTTGATAATACGGACCTTGATTTGGGTAGACTCAATGTGTCCGTTTTTAATCCACTTAGTGCGGTGCAAAACCTGTCACCAGTGCGGGGTACTTTGTACATGCAGCTTGTAGATATTGAATTAGCTGGACAAACTGGCTCAGACTTGTTTTTGTTTGAAAGTAAGCATCATAAGAAATCAAAAGGAAAAAGATCGAAGCACAAGAAACATAAACATGTTGGAGCTCATACAGAAGCTGACCATACTGAACCTATTGTTAAGTCAACACAAGGAGTGGTGAGTGGTGTAGCTGAACACCTTAGTGAAGCAACTGAATTAGTTAGTACTGTCTTTAACCCAGGTGGTTTTGTATCAGGTGCTGCAAAAATTATGTCTGGCGTGGGTCATGTGGCATCACTGTTTGGGTTATCAAATCCCAATGATGTTTCACTTAACGAGCCACGTATTTTGCGAATGTCAAATATACAACATACCCATGGAGTTAATTCAGCAGTTAATTTAGGTTTGCTTCAAGATTCACAAGTTGCAAGAGCTGCAGAATATTGCGGTGGGCGAGACGAAGACATGTCATTACTTGCATTGGCACAGAGGTTTTCACTGCTCGCTGCCCTTGAGACCAATGGTGATACACCTTTTGAATATTCATTTGCAGTTTGTCCGAGTGCTCATCTTGCTCAAGCGCAGACTAATACAGTTAGACATTTTAATACTTGGTTGTCCTTTATTTCGGCAGTAGGTAGACTGTGGAGAGGTTCTTTACGTTATGTCGTTGAAATTGTAGCCTCAGGATTTCATTCAGGTAGATTAATGTTTGCATTCGTGCCACATAAGTATGATACGGCAAGCTTAACTTTAGATTTCTTATACTCTTGTTGGAATAAGACAATAGATATACAAGATGAATCAACGACTTCATTTGTTATTCCCTTTCTAAATGATGCATTATGGTTACAAACTGACCCATATGATGTTATTGACAACGGTGCAGGGCAAATTGTTGGTAATGTAAATAATTCTACAGGTACTCTTGTGTTGTATTGGGTTAATCCTCTGTCATATGCACAATCTGGCACAGTACCTGATATATATATCAATGTTTTTGTATCAGCAGGTGCTGATTTTCAATTATCAGTTCCAGGTGATACATTATATAATGGAACTACGTCAAGTGATCCAGCAGTACCCTTAGTCACAAATACTAAAGATGAATTTGAGTTTCAGATGTTGTTTGCTGATGTTGAGTGCCCACCGCTTTCAGGTGAGGCTGTTGGTTTCAATGATAGTGCGCTTTGTGTTTCTGATGAAATCTTGTCATTACATGACGTGCTTAAGCGGCCATCTTACACATCAGGGGCAAATCCAACTATCCTTTATCAATTGGGGCCATTGGGCACTAGGTATTTAGATACGGAGTTGGTACTTGATCCAGATATAACAACTAGCGTTTACGATCGGAATTCAATACGTAATTATCTTAAGATAGCCTTTATTGGTGAGCGAGGAGGTGTAACGTATCGACTGTTTAAAAGCGCTTCATCTTTGGCTAATAATGCCGATAATGCTTTGTTCATTACGAATAATTATGCTTCACGTAATGCGTCAATTCCTGGCCCAACTGGACAAAATCTTACACGTGGTGCTGTGTATTTCAACACCTCGTACAATCCAGTAGTTGACGTATCAGTACCATATTTTAATGTACATAATTTTTCGATTACGTTCAGAATAGGCAGTCCTAGTCAGCTTGAGGTTGCGAATACTCGTGGTATTGTTCCACAATTAACTAATGCAACTGCAACCGTATACCAATATATTATTTTCACATCAGTTAATGATGATTATGAGTTAATAAATGCTTATGGTGTTCCAACCATAACTGTTCCTAACTCAGCCTAGGTTCTTCTTTACCTTTAACTTTAGTTATAAAAATACTTCTTAATTACTTACTTTCTTTTCTTGAATTTCAAGAAGCACCGCAACCGATCGTGACTGGGAAAC